TATGCCGATAAAATACAACCGAATACTAAGCCTTATGATAGAATTTTTATAAGCCCAACTCCTGCTCAAAATAATGTTTATCGGTTAATATATAATGGGCGACCCGACTTAATTACAGAGGATAATCAAACAAACATACTAACAGACTACTACCCTGATCTTCTATTTTATGCCGCCTTTTTAGAGGCTCTTATTTATTTAAAGGATGATCAGAGAATGCCCGTCTATACAAAATTATATCAGGAAAGCTTAACTGCGGCTAATAACCTGACAAAAGATCGTTATATTGATCGCAGTGTAAAAAGAGACGTAGGATAATTTATGGCTACACAAAAACAGATGTTTCCTATTATCTACAAGCCGGGGATACTCCGTGACGGTTCATTTTTTCAAGGAAGTTACTGCATACGGGGGCAATGGGTCAGGTTTTTTAGAGGCCAACCCCAAAACATCGGTGGAATGAAAAATTATGTAATATATCTGCAGACTATACCCCAGATTTTACCGCCTGATTTTATCCCGACTAACCTTCTTATATACTATGATAGCAAGGGTGATAAACATATTTTAATAGGAGGTTCTCTTGTCCCCGATTCACTATTATCTAGTGTAATAGATGTTACTTATACAAGTAGCGGCGCTCAAACTTATACTTGGGCTAACAGGTTCACTAACCCTACCAATACGTTAGCCCAATTTGTTGTGGTAATAAGCATTATCAATAGCCTTCCAACGCAAATGATATTATGTCTGGGTATGAAAAACTACACGGATATTAATAGCAGCGAAGCTACTTCTAGTATCTTGGCAAAGGAATCTACCGATGGTTTTTTTCAGGTAAATTTTCCTGATTTTGTTTTAAAAGAGGCAACAGGAGGAATGCTTTATGTCGGAAACAGATTATTTTATTACGGTAACAATGGCCTAGTTAGGTGGTCTTCGATTGCCGCAGAAAAATCAGGAGAGCAGACAGACTTGCAAAAACCTTTCTTATTTTTTAAAGATAAATATTCCATCAATATTAGCACCGATAAAGTAATTTACGGCGCAGAATGGCGAGGAGGAGCAAACTCGCCGACTATAATCTTCTGGACACTCGGCTCAGTTGTTCTGATTACCAATACTACAGGTAGCAATAATCAGCTTATTACTGATCCCGATGACCTTTCTTTTAGCAGAAAGGTATTATCAAGAGATAGCTCCATTTTATCTTCAAATAGCGTAGTTGAATATGACGGAATATTCTACTGGCCGGGAACACAAAGATTTTTTGTATTCAACGGTGTAGTTCTTCCGCTTGAAAATAATCTTAATCGTCAGACTTTTTTTGATACTATTGATATGAGTAAGCGTCAGAGGGTTTTTGGCGTAAAAAACGTAAGCAGAGATGAAATATGGTGGTTCTACCCTGAAAAAGGGAAAGATGCTAATGTTGGATGTACCAGAGCCGTTATTTACAATGTTGTAGATAATACCTGGTATGATACCGGCATAGAACGGGCAGCCGGCTATTTTGATAATACCGGCGGTAATATGTACACTGTTGGCAAAAACTTGAGTCCCTACGAAGGTGATAATAACAGTTACGTCTGGGAACATGAAGTCGGAAATGATCAGGTTAATCTTTATAAGGAAGTAGAAGAGCAGGTTAAAGCTATTCCTTCCTTTTTTACCACACCTATAATTTCTTATGCTACCTTTAATCCACAAAAACAGGTAGCAGGCATTGATTACAACATAGCTATAGAGAGGATAGAGCCTAACATTGTCGGTACAAAAAAAATAAAAATGACTGTTAGCATTAATACATATGAATATCCTGCAAGTACTCCCGTAACAACCACTTATGACCTGACTACTGATGGAGAGGAAAATACTGTTAGACCTGCTATTAATGAACGCAAACAAGGTAGAAATATTAATTTTACCTTCAAATCAGAAGGTATCGGTTCCGGTTATCAGATGGGAACTACCTTTGTTTTAGCTGAAATAGATGATGGTAGGCCATGATTAGCGTTTATCCCAAATATATTAGCGTTAAATACTGGGCAGCTACCGTTTGTGATGATTATTCTGATTTCCCTCTTCCCATCCTCCATGATGAAACAAAATGGGCAGCATGGGCACAAAACCTGGTCGGCATCGAGCCGTTTATGAGCGCCGGAGTACCGAGTCCCTATAAAGACGTTCATAAAAAAGACAAAGAACTTGCCTTTAAAAACTGGGAAGACTGGGCAAGAAAAGCTTATTTGGTTATGCTTGCGCAGGGCGAATAATTACGATTTTTATACCTATAGCTATTCCGTGTTATAATTAATTTAATTAAAGTAAAAAAAGAAAAATTATGCAGATAATAACTTTCATTTTTGCCGTTGTTTTAGGCGTCGGTTCGATATACTGGTTTGGTTCTTGTAATCCTTTAGAAGAAATTGCTGAAGAAATAATTGAGAAAAAAATAGATATAGAGAAGGAACTTGATAAATGAGACAATCAATTATCATGACTCTAGACCTTGGTACTACTACTGGCTTCGCTACTTGCGATCTACGTGGCAACATAACTTCTGGAACTGTCAGTTTTAAAACGGGTAGGTTTGAAGGGGGTGGCATGCCTTTTTTACGTTTTAAACGATGGCTTACTGATTTAAAAGCAACTTTAGGGGATATTAATGCGATTTTTTTTGAAGAGGTAAGAGCGCATAAAGGTGTTGACGCCGCTCACAAATACGGAGGATTTGTTGCCCATCTTACCGCTTGGTGCGAACATCACAGGATACCTTACTCAGGCATACCTGTTGGAACAATCAAGAAACATGTTACGGGCAAAGGAAATGCTTCTAAAGAGGAGGTAGTAGCGGCCGTTAAGAAAAAGGGATTTGCTCCTATAGACGATAACGAGGCCGATAGCCTTGCCCTACTTGATTTTGTATTAACTAATAATAAAGGAATTTAAAATGTTTAAGAAATTCATCAAATTAATTGCTGTTACTAGCTTATTATTTTCAACGCCAGGTTTGGCAGATAATAAATATTATGTAAAAACCGGAATGGGAATAAACCATATTCATACAGTTAAATTCAGTAATCATGATTTTGAAGGCAAAATTAAACTTACAAACAGCTTTCCATTAATTGAATTTGGAGTGGGCGTTAATTTAAACGAATCGATCAGGACTGAATTACTTTTTGATTATTATTTTCTATTTCATACTGCTGAAACTTCATCTAATTCCAACAAAGATATTTTTAAAATATTAGTTACAACAAAGGCAGATAGTTTAATGCTTAATGTATATAAAGATGTATTTAAACTCGGTAAAATAACTCCTTTTATCGGTGGGGGAGTTGGAATTGCTACATTAAAAGAAGTTGGTAAAGGTTTTGCTCTCTCAGCGGAAGATAGAGTTTATGTCCCTTTAGAGAAGTCCTCAAAAAAGACGTTTTATAAATTTGCTTATAAGCTAACCACAGGTCTAGATATAAAAATTAACGAGACAACTACGCTAGAGGCAAGCTATAATTATTTTAATCTAGGGAATAATAAAGCCAGAATAATCGGTGGCCTTAAAAATATCGACAACCGCAATTACGGAGTTCATAATATTACAGCAGGATTAAGGTTTGCAATATGAAATTAAAAGAATTACCAAAAGCTCCTATTCAGATACAACGTGATAATTTACTTATTGAGGTAGAGCAATTAAGAACTGCTTTACTTCAAAAGGATAATATCATTGCTTCAAGAAATAGTGCTATTACAGAATTACAAAATCAGTTATCCGTTCAAACTAACCTTACAGCTAGAAATAGCACAAGTCTTGTAAATACAGAACAAACTTTAAATGCAAGAATTTTAGAGTGTAATACTTTAAATGAGAGAATCGTTGCTAAGGATTTAATTATAACTGAAAAACAAAACACTATTACCCAGCTACAAAATCAAATAACTGTAGAGCGTTTGCGTATTCAGGAAAAAGAAGCTCTTATCGTTACCGCTATTTACGAAAAAGATTTACTTGTAGAGAACCATCAGCAAACCATAACAGAACTCCGAGATCAATTAGAAGTGCAAAAATCGCTTGTGCTTGTAAAAGAAAGCAGCTTAAGAGAGTTAGAAAATCTTAATCGCAATCAAGATTTATCAATAAGCAAACTTGAAGAAAGGATAAATGCTCTAAATTCCTCTTGCGAGCAACTTGAAACTACCATTCTTGAGAGAGGGGATATCATTAAAACTCTCGAAGAAAACAACTATAAAAAAGAGTTGGTTATAAAAGAAATGGAAAATATTTTACTCAAGAAAGACTTTATTGTTCAGGAGTTGGAAAATAAACTAGCAATTTCTGAAATAAAAACTGCTCCCGCTATAAACTCTGAACTACTTTTTTTAAAAGAACAGCTTGCAGATAAAAACCTAATTATTGAATTGTTAAAAAGTCAAAAAGCTCCCCTCTCTAAAATTTCCGATAGTAAAATACTGGAATCACTAGATTTAGATAATATCGATCATCAACCGATTACGAATACCAACGCCCAAGCAAATTCTCTTTTGCAGTTTGAGAATATGCACATTACCACATCTGTATTATTAAGCGGTGATGTATCTCTTGTAGAGGAAGAAGAAAGCTTAACCTGAGTTTGCCTATTTTTTAGGCAGTCAATAAAAGCTTAAAAATCCAACCTTTTACCTGCTTAATTCACAAAGTTATTAAGATTTTTTGTGGATTATTCCTTATTACCATTTAAAACGTTATATAAGGTAGGAAAATAATTTGGTTTAGTATATTTAACACCATAATCTTTAGTTAATAAATCTCTAGCATACATAGGATCAGTCAATGCCCGCTCAAATATTTCATAATTTTGATTTGGTTTTGCTATTCCTTTTAAGCGTTGAGGAATAAAAGGAAGTTTTCTAATACCAGGGAGATCACCCCAAGCAGTATAAGGAGTTAAATTTTCTTCTCCTAAATATTTTTTTACCCTTTGTGTTATTCTCCCTCTTGGCTCTGTTGCCGAACCAAAAGCAGAGTTGCCACTGCCAACAATAACTCTATTTTTCAAGTATTCATTAATTTGCTTAAATACCTCTAGTTCTTCAGGAGAATAGATAGCTTCCATTTGAGCTGCTTTGTTTTTTAAAAATTTGCTTGATTTATCGTAAGTTGGTAAACCACCTTCAAAATTATCTCCTTTACCAAGATATTCTTTTCTTCCGTAAGCTTTAGTTAGATTTTCAGCATTACTTCCTTTTACTTGAGCCATATAACGCTTTACGCTTTCTTGTGGAGCGCTAAAAATATAATCTGCTAATTCATCAACAGGTTCTTTAAAATCTGAATCTTTTTTCTTTACAAATTTACTAAGTAAACTATCTTCCTTGATTTGATCAATCGGTAGCGAATGTTCCCTGTAAACTTCTCGGTGGGCTAATCCTTCGGGCGTTGCTGCCAAATCTGCTTCTAAAGCTTTTACTTGTTTCTTCAATAAAGCATTTTGTCCGTCTTTTCCAGTCTTAGTATTATTCTTTATTTTTTTATTAATTTCTTTGATTTGTTCATCAATAATAACTGGTCTATATTTATCACTCTCTAATAAACTAATTTGATTTTTTAATTCTTCTATTCTATACAAAGCTGGGTCTTGTAATAATAATTCTTCTCGTACTTTTTGAGGTAATAAATTTAAATCTAAATTTATTTTATTTTCTTTTTGAAGTAAGGATAATTCTTTCTTTAATGATTCTAAAACTTCTTTGTTGTTTTCTTTCAGAGAATTTGAAAACTTTTTTAGAGTTTTTTTTGTGTCGCCTACTGTATTTGATAAATCCTCTTTTATAGAATTTTTAAAATTTTCAACAGGATAATAATTCTCTTGTTTTAATGCTTCATAATAAGGGGTAGCTTTTTTCTTTCTTAGTTCTTTCAAATTATGATAATTTTGATTAATTAATTCTCTTCCTGCTTCCCCAACTTCTATAGCTTTTGGCTCTAGACTATTTCCAATCTCATCTATTTTTTTACGTAAAATCTCATCATTAGCAGTCATTTTACTCTTTATCCCAGTAAGAGTTGGAGCATAAGCATTATGTAAATTTGATATACCATTATGTAAAGCTATTTCTGCCGTAACAGGAATAACATCAAGCCCCTCAGGATTAAAGTTCATTAAGTTATCAAGACCTTCTTCTTTAGTAGCATCCTTAAATAAAGCACTAACCTTTTTTTCTCCTCTTTTGATTGGATTAAAATGGTCTCTCAAAGCACTATTAGTTCTAGAAACTCCCCGTCTTCCCATATAAGAGGCAATATCTGCAACTATTGGATTAACACCTCCATATTCTTGTAACCCTCCACTTCCAAGCCCCGTTGCTCCTTCAATAGCCATACTTGCAAGTCTTGCTTTTTTTGTGAATGCTCCAGGAATTGCAAAATCTATACCATGACCTATCATCCCTTGTATTTGATCCGGTGCTTCTGCATCTAGATTAAATCCTGCTTCCTTAAATATCGGTCTAGTAATCCGATTAGAAGGACGACCAATATTTTCTTCGCTAAAATAGTCGGGTTTTTGGCTAAATTCTCTAAACTTCCGAGACCAATCGTTCCTAGTTGGAACAAATTCATAACCAAATAGGTTAATAGGTTTTGGTTCTTCTTCTAAATCATCAGCTAATTTTCCTGCTAGCCATTTTGCTCCTCTTTCTCCTGCATATGCAAGATCATGTGCTAAATCAATAGGATATCTTGAGATTCCATCTGCTAGCTTGTTTACTAAATAAGGATATTCATCATTATCTACAACTTTTCTCTCATCTCCTTGGGTTTTGCGTTCATCTTCTTTAGGAGCTGATATTTCATATTTTGAGAGATCAAATTTTTTAACAATAGGTATCTCATTTTCTTGGGAATTCTGAATTTTATATTTAGAGAGATCAAATTTTGCCATTCTATTTCCTAATTAAATGTGGATGATCTTTTATAGCTAGCTCTACTTCATCAACAGGAACACCAAAATATTGATTGGTATTAGGATCGTATAATCTCACTTTAGGCATATCATTTTTTAGAGTAGACTGATGTTCTTCTTCCGGTTCTATATCTGATAAACCATAATCCTGAACATTCAGGAATTTTTTTACTTGTTTATAATTATTCTTGTCTATAAAACGCTTGGTTCTAGATGATAATGCTGCCGCATTGTAAATTCCTTCGGCTTCTTTTTCAAGATTATGTAATTTTTGTTCAAAAACATGTTTACTGTCTTTGCCAAAAGTTGGATATAAGTTATTTTGATCTGTATATTTTATCATTGAATCTGTCGGCGCTGCACCTTTTAATGTCTGCTCTCCCATTATTGCTATCTTTTTACTTGCAGCATAAAGATCATTATATAAAGCAGCTATTTTCTTTTTTATAGGATCATTTGAAAATCTACTCATAAAAGAACCAAAATCTTGTAAAGATTTTTCAAAAACAAAAGGATCATCAACGTTAATCCCCTTTTCTTTCATTAAATTTTTTAATTTCTCATAATTTTCCTTTACCTCTCTAACATCTTTAAGATAAGCACCTGTTTTTTTTGCATCCTCTCCAGCTTTATCCTGCTTAGAGTCAGTCATAATTTTAGGAGCTAATCTATCTAATTCTGAATCAGCACTGTATTTATTTTTTTTGTGCTGTAATTCTTCTTTCCTAAAATTATCCAGTAAATTATGGGCTCTCTTAGTCTCCTCCAATTGCCTCTCCTGGAATTTACGATGCCAAGCATTTTCTTCTCTTTTATCGGCTAAAGCCTGCTCCGCTCTTTGATGCTGCAATATTTGATTAGCCAAATGCTCATTTTCGGCAATAGCTGTATCCTCGCTAGTATTATAAGCACTAAGCGCCGGATTCATCGCCCGCCCTATAACTCCTAAATTATTTTTAAAACCACGTTGCACAGGCTCGGCAGCTAAACCATTACCAAGAGCAAGTAACGCATTATTTATTGCTCTATGCTCCTGATCCCTACTCATCCCTAAATTGCCTCGGGTGCTGCTAATTGCTTTTGCTATTCCTTCGTCAAAAGGATTTCTTCTCTCAGGCACTGCTTGCATGCGATTTAATATTTCTTCTTCCATATAGTTAATTATTTTAGATCATTTGAGATTCGTAATCATATTTTGAAGTTGGGCTATTTCTTGTGTCAATATACCGTTATTACGCACATCTGCATCGTATCTGTGATAATCCATACCCATGTGTGCCATTATTTTTCTCCTCATTTGTATTTCAGTTAACCTCTTTTGTTTTTCCGCAATTTGATTCTGTAATAGGGATCTTTGTGCCACAACTTGTGCTTGTCTTTGCTGCTCCGCAATTCTTGCTTGCTCGGCTCTTAGTTGCTCTTGTCGCACTCTCTCTGCCTCAGCAGCGCGAGCTTGCTCCTGTTCTTGTTTGATACGATTTTCTTCGGCTATTTTAAAAAGTCTTTGCCTTTCCTCTTCTGAGTTCATTTGCCCTTTTAATTGCATCATATCCTGATAGTATTTATTATATTGATCCCAATAATAATCAGCTCTTTTTACTTCTTCTAAATATTCAGGTAGGTTCTTATATAAGCTATTAATTATTCTAATATTATCTGCTGATTTCTGTTCTCTATCTGGAATATTCAAAGCTTCTCTAAAAAACGTATAAAAATCACGGCTTGGATTAGACTTAGACCATGAAAAAGCATTAACGCCATTGACGTTGGAACTGTTGTATAAATTATCTCTCTTAGCTGCCGCTTCTTTATATTGCTCTAATCTTTCAAGATATAATCTATTTAACTCCTTAACCCTTTCAGCCTCTGACATACTCTTTAAAACTCGCTGCCTTTCTTCTTCCCTCTTTTTTTGAATCTTAGTGTTCTCAAAATCAGCATAATTCTTGATACCTCCCATATCCTGATTTAGGTCACTCTCAAGTTCCGTCTCACTATGACTGACCGGTACAGTCTGTGCATATTGTGCCAAAGCATGAATATTAGGCCTTAAAGATGGCGTATAAACAGACGGATTACTACTGATATTGGGATTGGCAAATATACTGCTGATTTCAGGGCTTACATTGTATTTGACAATATCACTACCAGAACCTTGCGGCCATTCCTGATTCCTCTCTTCTTCAAATCGCTCACGTT